GAGTGCTGCTATTGAGCTATCCCCAAGTTGTCAGGGTCCAATAGATACTCTATCTATTTAGTATGTGTTACGCTATGCGTTATTTTTTCGCTTAGCTATTAGTACGTCAAAGTCTTTCTTCTTTGTACCACCATCGTAGGTCCAGGCATATCCTTCTTTAATCATAGATTCATTTACGGATATCTTTTCGCCATCTACATATAGCCATCCAAGAATGCGACCATACTTTTCTGAGCTATCTGGAAGCTCCGTTTTAATTACAACTACCTTAGCATCTTTTAGCCTGTTCTTAAGGTATTCCTTAACCTCTAAGCCAAGTGCTTTTTCTTTAAGATCTTTTGTTCTAGATTCAGGGGTGTCTATGCCCGCTAGTCTTACCCTCTGTGTATACGAAACATTAAAGCCAAGATCAATATCAACATCAATAGTGTCACCATCAATCACCGCCAATACTTTCTTTACACGATACTCGTACATTACTTTAGCCCACTAAATGGTGTGCCATGCCATAAACCTTTAGTAATATCTTTTGGTTCATCTGCCTTGTTTTCTCTTTGTCTTTGAATACTAGCCCACTTAGCCTTAGACCAAGAGTATCCTGCGTCTCCACCCCAAAGATCCCAAGCAACTCTACCTGGCGATGGGTATCCTTCTTCACCTGCACTAAATCCAGTAGCTTTTTTATCTACTTCGTGACGAGAAAAGAATGAGTACATACGAGCAACTGTTGATTCAGATAGCTCTGTGCCATTTACGATTTGATTTGCTCTAGCAAGACCAACCCTTGTACCACCACGCTTGCCTTCTTTTTTCCAAGCCAATGCTCTAGCAGCAGCAGATTTCATTCCAGATGTAGGTGTAAGATTTAAATCTGCTTTTTCAATGTCATCTTGCATGTCACCAGATACATCTACATATCCATCAGGAATTACTGCAAATCTGCATTTACCGTCAGGCTCTACATCAAATGCAATTACTTCACAAACATTACCACCTGCATACAAGGCACAATTGGAGCACTTAACTCCAATTACTTTTTCTTCATTTTCTTCTGCAGATTCATAACCTGCCCAAATACCTGAGCCATCTTCATCAAACTTTCCATATTGTTCTGCAATTGCAACAAGGGCATCATGTAGTGCCTTCTCGTCTGGTGTCAATAAATCTTCTAGAGCCATATCTCTATTATATTAATAGATGCTTCCAAAGGTGAAATTAGAACCCCAAAGGCTATCTATTCTTACCTTTGCTCCAGGTTTTGGGGAGTGTAATATCTTGTTATTACCCATGTAAATCCCTACATGATAAGCATACCCATGTTTAGTAAAAAATACTAAGTCACCTTCCTGTGCTTTAATCCTTGGAATAATGGTTGCACTTCTGTATTGTTGGTCAGCGGTTCTTAGGATCTTTATTCCATTTTTATTATAAACATATTGTACGAATCCAGAGCAATCAAAGCATGAAGCACTTTTTCCACCCCAACAATAAGGGGTTCCAATGTATTTTTTAGCAATAGTTAGAGAGTCACTATCCTCAGAGGCTGATGCTACAGGTATTCCCGTCCCCCAAAAAACAATACTAGCTATAACAATAATTATTTTTTTCATTTAATACCATCCCTTATTATTAAATGCGGACCATGCACCGCAAGGAGTTTTATATCTAATTTTAATATATTTTAGACCCCAATCTATTTGTACATGTGGGTCATTTTGCCAACCCTTCCCCATTTTTTTTCCAGGAAGGGCTTGAGGGATACCATAGGCACTAGAGGTAGGATTGTCTGCATTTACTCTCCAGCCACTCTCTTTTGTCCAAAGCTTAACTAAACAATTATATTGCTTAGAGCCCCATTTGTATTCTTCTGCCATTTTATACTGGGCATAAGCCTTATTGTAGGCAGGAGAGGCGTATTTAAGCCTTGTATAGGACCTTGAGGCAGCATTATCTCTATCAGATGCCTCCTCTGTCCTTGTCATGTTTAATTGAACTGGGTCAATAAACTTTGGTTTAGCTGTATCTGCTGAAAATATTAATGTTGCAATCAACGGAATAGCGATTAGGTTTGAGAAACGCATTGCACTATACTATCAGTTACAGGTAGGTCTTGTCAAGTTTAGCCAACTCTCCCAATCGGCTCCCATACCCATCTCATGGGCATGATTTAAACTTGGCAGGTCCTTCCCTTAACCAATAGACCCCTCTGGTATAAAGTCTGAAAAATCAGCTGGATAGTCTGCACCTGGAGTCCACATCTTGAACTGCCTCATGTCAGACTGGTATGTCTTGCTTCCACCAGTAATTCTAATCTGTACCTTTACTGGTGAATTCGTTTTAATAACCCAGCAATTAGAACCAACCCATGTTGATCCAGGTTTTGCCTGTACTGGATAAATGTTTGTAGCAGTAGAGTCTGCTCCCTTAGCTTTGTCTCTAACCAACCTAAGTTTAATATACTCAGGCTTTTTCTTGCCTTTCATTTTAACTGCTGCCATGTAGCAGAATAATGATCTTTCTCCGTTACCCTTAATTGTTTTTTTTCCATTAAAATCTAGGGTAGTCCATTTGTTTTTTTTAATTGTCTGAATAGAGTCTGATTTATATCTAATGCTATCTTCTGCTTGTGCAGGAATTGCAAATGATAATAAAGTAAAAGACAAAACAATAGATAATATTGCTTTTAGTTTCATCATAACCTCCCAATGTTATATATCTAGACTAACAGGGATATTTATTTAAGTTAGTTTTATCTTATATTAGAATTATTTTCAAGGTACAATAAGACATCGCTGGCAATCTTTTCAGCCGTTTCTACATATGATGGGACTTTATCCTCACCCTTATTTTCCTGGTTTATTGCAACAATTGCTCTATAAATAATGGCAATAAGTTCTTGGTTGTTCATATATCTATTATACCAAATAAGAAAGACCAGAGTGGTCGTGAGAATCACCCTGGTCTAACTTAGTTTTATTATATACTATCCAGCCTTTTTATCTACTGGGGCAAATGCTGCATTAATTTCTTTAGCACTTAGCTTACCGTCATCTAGGAAGGCTCTAGCAAGCTTTTCTACCACTGTTGCAACTCCAAGTGTTCCAGCCATAATTACGGCTGTTAGAGTGTCAATTCCAACAAGGGAACCTGCACCAATGATTGAAAGTCCAGATGCTGCAAATACTGCAACAATTCTGAAAAAGATATTCCAGATGTTTGTTACGGCTGTTGAGCCAATTACATCTTCTTCTGTTTTATTCTTTACCATCTTTTTCTCCTTCCCTAAATTTCATTGAAAACAACCATACAACCACACATAGCAAAATTGCCCACCCTACTACTGTCTTAGCAGACCCGTCTAGGACTGCCCATGCTACGAACATACCAAGAAGGGTGAATGTTTGGTTTAGTGTTTCACGAAACTTATCTTTTAACCATTTCTTCATTATCTTATCCTCCCTGTTATTAAATTAGTTGTTGATATTACCTGTCCAACAATAATGGACGCAACAACAACTGTTTGTGATTCTTCACGTTGTTCTGGTGTCATATCTGCACCAATGTTAGCTGCAGCAGTAAGAGCCTTTCCAGGATCTGTAAATACTGCACCTAAAATCTCTGATGGATTTTCAAATATTTCCAAAGCGTCTGCTACTTCAGCAAACAAAATTACGCCATTGTCCAACATAACTGGCTGGTCATCTGGCAAATCTTCATAGTCAAGACCAAGCTCATCAATTAATTCGGTTGAAATTGCTCTGCCATCTGATTGTTCCAAGATAACATCTACTAGAAGCTCCTTCTCATCTTCCGTCAAAATGCCATCTTCAGTTAATGAGTCTGATAGACCAGATACTTCATCTTCAGAGATAGAACCATCATTTAAAAAGTTACTAATTAGTTCTTCTGTCTCAGCGTCTGATATGGTACCACTTTCAGTAAAGTCTTCAATAAAAGATGCTGTTTCTTCATCAGTTATTTCTGTGATATTATTATCAGATGGAAGATCAGTGGATGGAAGATCTGGATCAGGAGATGGACTCTCGATTGGATCTAGAGTTAATGGTTCTGGAGATGAAATCTCTGGCTCAGGATCTAGGGATGGAACTGCAACAGGTCCTTCAG